GGAAATATCACGAGTGGATCACCGAACAAGGGCTGGGTATTGTTGCCGGTTGGAAGCGAAACGGGCTTACTGACGAGCAGATCGCCAAAAACATCGGCGTGCGCCGTGAAACGATATATGATTGGGCGAAGCGTTTCCCTAACTTTTCTAACGCCATAAAAACAGGTCGAGAGCAGGCAGATCTGCAAGTCGAGAACGCCTTGTTTAAAAGAGCGGTAGGCTATTTTTATGACGAAGTGAAAGAAGAATATGAAACAAAGCGCGGCTCGGATGGCAGCGAAAGAGAGCACCTCAAAAAGCGCACCGTTACTCGCAAGGAAGTGGTACCCGAAGTTACCGCTCAAATCTTCTGGCTTAAGAACAGGGCAAGCAACCGGTGGCGCAACGACGACCGCCTGATCGTGAATGACACGAAAGACGAGAAAGCGTCCGATTTGCATGTGACGATACTATCTGCACTTAAGGATCGCAAGGTGCCCGGATTCGACGATGACGAAATAGCCGAGATCATTGACAGCAACAACGAAGGTGAGGCAGGTGACAGCAATGATGGCGGCCTCAGCGGGTAAAAAATTCATTGTGACGGACAAACTCCTGGACGCGATGTCAGTCGGGTTGCGCGATAACGTCCACCTGCTTGTGTTCGAGGGCACGATCCGCAGCATCAAGACCGTCACCTCGATCCAGCTGTTTTTCGAGGCAGTCCAGGATTCCAACGAGCGCCTGCACCTGATCGCCGCGGAGAACCTGGATGCCATCCGCGACAATATTCTAACTAGCGACTTCGGGCTTGAAGTCATGCACCCGAAATACATCAAGCGCCGGCGCGAGGAAATCGGCGGCTATTACCTGGAAGTGCGCTGTGACATCCCCGGCCGCCCGAAACTGAAAAAGGTTCTGCTTTGCGGCTACTCGACCGCCCGCGACTGGCGCAAGATTCTCGGTAAGACGATTGGCGTCATCTTGGTCGATGAGGTTAACAATGCCAACAAACAGTTTATTGACGAGTGTTTTGCACGGCAAGCTTCGGCCGATCGCCCGTTTGCGATTTGGACACTTAACGGCGACGTGCCGACACATTACATCTACCAGGACTACATCAACCGGTGTAACATAATCGGCGACTGCCCGGCATCTATCAGAGCCGACATGAACAAGGTTGAAAAGGAACCTGGTTGGTATTATATGCATTTTACGATGCAAGATAACCCGATCATGACATCCGAAAAAATCGCACGCATATCGAGTGTGTATCCTGTCGGCAGCTACTATTACACGATTAAGATACTTGGCGAGCGTGGGAGCCCTGGCCAGTTATTGTACATCGACTACATGGACCCGAAACGCCACATCAAGCCGCTCGACGTGCGCAATTACCACCATTTCGGAATCGGCTTCGACATCGGCGCGACCAGGGCGACAAATACGATCAGTCTTTGGGGATTCCGACATGATTACACTAAGGTCGGCGGGATAGACAAAATGACGTTTCAGCAATGTGGGTACCAACAAAAAACGCAGCACCTGATAGCGTTTATTAAGCGGTATAAACATCTCAATATCAGGTACGTTTCGATCGATTCCGCCGAACTTAACTACATCGCCGACATCCGGACGATGTTCAAGACGATGTTCCCGCACATTGAAGTGATTGCCTCGTACAAGGCGACTATCAAGCAGCGGGTCGACCTGGGGATAATCATGTTATCCCACGGTGTCCTGGAATTCAACGATACCACCGAGGGCCGGGACATTTACGATGCGTTCATGGTTGCCAAGCGCTCGGAAAAGCCGAACGAGGTTCGGGAAGACTTGAACGAGCGGCACAATGACATCATTGACAGCAGCGAGTACGCATGGACGCGGCACATGAACGCGATTCTACGCGCCGCAAAGGATTACGATAGACTAGACAGGCAGGTGGCTTAAGCAATGGGTGTACTTGATAGAATTCGTGCTTGGCGGGAGCGCCGGCAGGAAAAGAAAACGACAAAGAGATTAAATCAATTGGAGGCCGATTTGAATATGTTATATGCGGAAAAGGGCGTTTATGTTTTCAATCCTAAATATTACAATCAGCCGCGCTCGATGACGCCGGAGCAGGAATTCACCTTGAGCGTTCTCGAGAACTTTGCCTGGTTCTCCGGGAAGCCGTACATGATCCGGCAGTTTTATCAGTCTTATGGGCCGGTATTGACCCATGACATGAATTACTTCTGGGCACAGGCGCCCGCGAATTATCGCAAGGTACATTCCGGGTTGCCGGCGCTTATCGCGAATAAAATGGGAATCGTTCTTTTCGGCGGTGGCATACTGCCGGAGATCACGATATACAAACTAGACGCCGATGGCAAGCCGACGAAGGATATAGACGAGCCAAAGACTAAGGCTGCAAAGGACATCCTCGAGGTGCTCATGAACAACACCGCGTTCGCGGAGCAGATGCATAAAGCTGCAGTTACGGCTAGTTGGTGTGGACATGTGTTCATTAAGCTTGGCTATGACATGGCCGTATCCGATTATCCCATCATTGAGATTGCTGACATTCGCAACGCCGAGNTGGTCAAAGACCGCGGCATCACAACCGAGATCATTTTCAAGAATTACTACAAGGTCGGCTCAAGCAACTATGTCCACAAGGAAATCTATACAACCAACGAACAAGGCGAAGCGCTCGTAATTCACAAACTCTACAGGGTTAGCGACCGCGGCGACGAAAAGGAAGTTCCTTTAACGACGTTACCGGAGACGGCTCCTTTAGCCGAGACACCGGAATTGCATTTTTCCGATCTGAAGGGTATGCTGGCCTTTGAGCTTCCGAACAAGCTTCCGAACAACGAGTTCCCGGATTCCCCCTACGGTGCGTCGGACTATGCCGGTGCACATTCGAGCTATGACGCGCTTGACGAGGTGCTCTCGGAAATGTACTCGGAAGTTAGGAACAACAAACCTATGCGCTATGTACCTGATACGATGTTGAGATTTCTCCAGGACGAGAAAGGCAGCATCGACATAAAGATGCTCGACCCGTTCGTCCAGAACTATATCCGGGTCTCGGGCGATCCTGACCAAAACGCCAAGAATGAGATTGTCGTCGCGGAGATTAAGGACAAGCAAGATTCGCTCAAACAGAAATGGGTCACCGCACTGACGACGGCGCTTAACATCGCCGGATTATCTCCTTACTCAATCGGCATCACCGGCATTGAGAGCGTCGACGCTTCGGCCGAGAGCCAACAGGAACGGAACAAGACCACACTCGAAACCCGTTCCTCGAAGCTTAAGCTCTGGGGCCCGTTGCTCGAAAAATTGCTGTTGCAGTTTCTTGCGCTCAATTCCTGGATGCAGAAGAATCTTCCCAACTTCAAGCAGGAAGACATTCCGGACATAAACATTGACCTCACTAACTGCAGAATCAACGTCAAGTTTGGCGACTATGTCATCGAGAAACAGGGCGACAAAATCAATACGTGGGGGACGGCTAAGCAATACCGGGTATCTTCGACGCGGGAAGCTGTGAAAAACATCCACCCCGACTGGAGTGACAGGCAGATTGATGAGGAAGTCAACCTAATCCGGTTTGAGGAAGGGATGGCGCTTGACAGCCCAGATAACCTGCCTAATCTTACTGGCTATGACGAAGAAGAGGAGCCAGAAGACAAGAACGAGAAAACCGACGTCGAAAAACAAAAGACGACACAGCAAGAACAGGACATGACGAAGCTTATCGAGGCACAGCAGAAAGAACCGAAACAGGAGTAATGCTGCGTGGAAGCGAAAACCCTGGAACCGATAAAAAGCCCGAACGAAAACGTCGCGCAAAAAGCGGTCGTTCTGGTCCAGACGGCAACGACAAAGGTCAAGGAAGCGATCACCCTCGGCATCATGCAGGGCCAAAGCCAGGACGAACTGACGAAGACACTCAACAAGTTAATCGCCCGGTACTGTAGTCAACTTGAAAACCCGGTATTGCGCGAGGAAGCAAGACAGGCACTAGTCCGTTCCTGCCGCAAGTGGTTTTGGCAGGTCGAGCAGACGATCAAGATCCTCAACCGGAACTTGGCGAACCAGGTCAAAAGCGAGTTCACTGGCGAAGTGTTCGTCGGTGACATCATGGCGCTTTTGCACGACGTCGACAAAGTCCGCATAAACGCGATCCGGCCGCTTCTGGATCAGGCGCGGAAAGGGCTGGCCGTTATTGAAGACTACGACAAGCAACTCAAGATTGCGCTTAAGGCCCTGGCCGCGGAACCTCCGAAGGTAGTCAAGGTCGGGGCGACAGAGAAGCGCAAGGGCTACACCTACGTCATGTCGCTCCGAAACCGAGCCGAGATGGCCGTCCGGTACGAAGCTAATATGGAGGACTTGCAGCGGTACATTGACGAGGGCGTCGAGTACGTTTGGACGACGAGCCACCCAGACGCTTCCCCTCGCTGCGCCCCGCACCAGGGCAGGCTTTACAGCATCAACCCGGATAACCGGCAGGGGATCAAGGACGGCATTCCCTACACCTATCTGCCCGATGTTCTGAAACTGAACGAAGGAAACTCGATAATCAATGGCTACAACTGCCGGCACCGGCTCATACCGTATCAGCCAGGATCCCGACCGCCGCAGGAATACAGCCGCGAGGAGATCAAACGTGAATACGCGATCGACCAGAAGCAGCGCTATTACGAGAACAACATCCGGCAGCTGAAGATGGAAGAGCGCTTGATGCGGCAGGCCGGATACACCAACGAAGCGAAGCGTCTTCGCTTGAAGTGGCGTAGACTCAACAAGGAATACGAAATTTACAGTTTACAGCACGGGCGTGCTTTTTACCGCTGGCGGACGATCGTCAGCGAGGACGAAAAATACTATACGCCAGAATAGATTTTTCTTCATAATTCACCCTCTCCTTCCCAGGGCCGGCAGCTGCCGGCTTTTCAATAGCCTATTATGCCATTCGGCTGATAGATAGATTTCGCCTGGCGGTGCGACAACCGTCCTTTTTCACATCTCCCAAAAATCGGGTCGCGCCCGTAAAACGCGTAGAAAGGAGTATTGAAAATGCCTGATGCATTAAAACAGTTAGTCGGCGAAGACGTGTATAAGCAGCATATCGAGCCGAAATTGGGCGCCGAAAAAAAATACTTTTTTGGCGAAGGTGAATTTATTCCGAAAGGTCGTTTTGACGAGGTCAACAACCAGGTCAAAGACTTGAAAACTCAAATCACCGAGCGCGACAAGCAGCTCGAGGATCTCAAGAAGGCCGCGGCTAACAACGATGAGTTGAAGAAAAAAATCGACGAGTTGACCGACCTCAACAAGAAGACTCGCGAGGAGTACGAGAAAAAAATCGCTGAAAAGGAATACGAATATGAGTTCGAGAAGTCTCTTTCAGCGGCAAAGCCGAAGGATGTAAAAATCCTAAAAGCTCTTATCGACCAGTCAAAGGTCACCTATAAGGACGGCAAGTTCTACGGCCTCTCGGAGCAGATCGAAGCGCTTAAAAAGTCGCACGATTATGTTTTCGAGGCCGAACAATCCCCAAAGCCGGCGTTTCCGACATCGAGTGGTTTGCAGCCAGCAGGCGGCAAGGTAGTTCCCTCAGCTGCGGGCAACCAAGCACAACAGCAGCAGACAATTCAAAGGCCGTGGAACCGCCGCAGCCCATTCAAGCAGATTTAATTTAAGGAGGTTTATTAGTTAATGTCTAGTTCCTATTCTTCGCAACCGAACTATGCAGAGATTTGGTCTCCTAAGTTGTTGGAGATCAAAATCCAGGAAAGCCTTACCTCGCCGTTCATTGTTCCGAACGTAAAATGGTTAGGCGCGCGTACATTCCACTTCACCCAGATGGCCGTCAGCGGCTTTAAAACACATCTTCGTGATGGTTCTGGGTTTAATAAAGGCAGATGGGTGCAAAACGATGTCCCGTACACAGTTATGCACACTCGTGACATTTCGTTCTTCGTTGACAAAGCTGATGTCGATGAAACCAATTATCTTGCATCAGCAGAAAATATCGCGATGATATTTCAAAAGACTCAGGCCGTTCCCGAATTGGACGCACTCTTCTTTGAACGCGTAGCTCAAGCTGCGATAAACGGAGTATGGCATTCCGGCTCTCAAGCCGCGGAACCGATCGAAAATCTTTATAGTACGACCAAAGTCAGCGCATATACAAATAACGCTGTTTCAAAAATTAAAAGTTATATTTCAAAAATCAAAAAATATCGGCCAAGCCTGATTTGCTACGTTTCGAGTGCAATCATGGATAAACTGGAGACTTCAACCGAACTTCAGCGCAAAATCGAAATGGTGACCATTCCGGAGGGCGGTATAGGAATTGAAACCCGATATACGTCCATTGACGGCGTTCCGATTCTCGAGTGTTGGGAAGACGAGCGTTTTTATAGCGCATTTAATTACGATCCCGCTGATGGAGGATTCGAGCCGCAAAAAGACGCGTATGCAAAAACAACGGACGAAACAATCGTTGATGGGAAAACTTATTATACAGAATCTGGCGGGGTTTACACCGCGGTAGACGAACCGTCTTCTGCAGGGCTTGCAACTTATTACGAAAAAGTCACTTCGGCGGGTGTCAAACTCAATGTTGTTCTTGCGTCTCTGGAAACAGTAATTACCGTTCCGAAAATCAATTCGATTTACTTCTTCCCGCCGGGCACCCATTTGCACGGCGATGGCTATGTATTTGCTACCAGGGAAGATTGGGACACCTTTGTCTTCCCGAACGGCAAAAACAATAAGATTGACAGTGTCTATGTTGATTTGCAACAGGCTGAAACGGCTGGG